CAATAGCAGGTGGAGCACAAACAACTGCTTTAGCGATGACTGACGCTACAATTTCTAATGCTAGAAATGCAGTCATAAAATTTACTGGAACAATTACAGGTAATCAAATTGTAACTATTCCTGATGGAATAGAAAAAACTTACACACTTATAAATGGAACTTCAGGAGCTTTCACTGTAGAGTTTAAAACTGTTAGTGGATCAGGATTTACTTTTTCAGCTACAGAAAAAAATGCAGCAATAGTTTATTCAAATGGAACTGATGTAGTTGAAGTTTCAAATCAATTAGCTGGTGTTCTTGGTGATTCAGCAATTGGATCAACAGTACAAGCTTATGATGCAGGTCTTGATGATATTTCAGGTTTAGCTGTTACTAACGGAAACTTTATTGTTGGTGATGGTGCGAATTGGGTTGCAGAGTCTGGATCAACTGCTAGAGATTCATTAGGAATTGGAACTGCTAATGATGTTCAATTAAACTCATTTGGAGTTGGAACTGCTGCATCTGGTACAACAGGTGAAATTAGAGCAACTAATGATGTAACTGCTTTTTATTCTTCAGATGTTGCACTTAAAGAAAATATTGTAAATATTCCAGATCCATTAGAAGCATTAAAAAAATTAAATGGTGTATTGTTCGATTGGAAAAAAGAATACATTGATCAAAGAGGTGGTGAAGATGGCTACTTCGTTAGAAAAAAAGATGTTGGTGTAATTGCTCAAGAAGTAGAAAAAGTTTTACCTGAAGCTGTTGCACAAAGACCTGACGGTATAAAAGCTGTCAAATATGACAGATTAACTTGTTTACTTATCGAGGCGGTAAAAAAACTATCAGCTCAAGTTGAGAGTTTAACTAAAAAGGATAGTTAGTAATGTCAGTCCCTAATACGAACGTTGGATTATCAAGTCTCCAAACTGAGTTCGGGGGTTCTCCTCCGATATCTATTTCTGAATATTATGCTGGTGGAGGTAACGTTCCTCCAGGAACTTCAGGACCTTTTGGGTCAGTTCCATCTTCTGGACAAATCAATATAGGAAATTTTAGAGGTACACAAAACATAGCATATATTACTGCTACTGGTGGAACTGAATATCCTGTCACTGGTGGATACAAATATCATAAATTTACAGGCCCAGGCACATTTACAGTAACACAATTAGGAACACCTGCTCAAAACAATGTTGACATTGTTGTAGCTGCTGGTGGAGGCGGCGGCGGTGGCCGTGGCGCATATGACGGAGCTGGCGGAGGTGGAGCTGGTGGTTATAGACAAATTAACGCTATTCCAGTTTCAGTAACTGGTTATCCAATTTCAATTGGCGGTGGTGGAAGTGGATCTTCAGACCGACAAAAAGGTGGATCAGGAGGATCATCTTCTGCTATGGGTTACACGTCATCAGGCGGTGGCGGTGGTGGATGTGAAGGCCCTACCCCTAGAGATGGAATCCCAGGAGGATCTGGCGGTGGTGGCGGAGGCTACCAAGGTAGAGGAGGATCTGGAATTCCAGGACAAGGTTTCCCAGGCGGTGACGATGGTGGAATAAGATTAGGAACTTCTTATACATGTGCTGGTGGAGGTGGCGGTGGATCTGCTGCTCCTAACCAAGGCTCATCAACAACAATTCAAGATGGTGGAGTAGGAGGACCAGCTCCAGCATTTGCAACAGGTTCATCTTCAGGTCAAGGAGGATACTACTGCGGTGGCGGTGGAGGTGGTGGAGAACCACGAACTAACCCACCAGCACCTGGAGGAACAGGTGGACAAGGCGGTGGTGGACAAGGTTTTTTACAAGGTCTTAACGCTGGTGTTAGTAATACTGGTGGTGGAGGCGGTGGAGCTGGTGGCTCTGACTGGGGATCAGGAAACGGACAAGCAGGAGGATCAGGTATCGTTGTAATTAGATACCAGAAAGCGTAATTATGGCACACTTTGCAAAACTAGATGAAAATAATGTAGTTATTAATGTTGAACATGTTAATGACCAAGATTGTTTAAAAGATGGAGTTGAAGACGAAGCAACAGGTATTGCTCATCAAACAGCAATTACAGGTTATTCTAAATGGAAACAATATTCTTTTAATACGCTTAATAATCAACACACTTTAGGTGGAACTCCATTTAGAGGAAACATGGCAACTATTGGTGGAACATATGATGAAATTAATGATATGTTTTTCCCACCTAGAATTCATCCATCATGGGTAAAAGATGTAGCTAACGCAAAATGGATACCCCCTGTAGCAGAGCCTACAAGTGATGATCCTGAAAAAGGATTAGTTTGGGATGAAACTAATATTAGATGGGTTAGAACTAATATAGCTACTGGAAATTTTGTAGATTACTGGAACCCTAATAATTCTACTTGGAATCCTATTACATAGACTAGACTTTCTTTTAAAAAAATATATACTGCTATAAAAAGTATATAGAAATTATGAAGAAACACATTTTAACACAACAAGAAATATGTTGGGGAGAGATCAATAGTTATCAAACGATTGATTTAGATAAAATAAAAAATCTAATTATAGAAAATAGTGATGTTACAAAGTTAAAAGATTTAACTAATTTATTTAACGATATTAGAATTCCATTAGATCAAAATATTCTTTGGTACAATGATTATATTAGAGATAAATATAAAGCATTTAATATGTTTACTTTAACAGCTGAAGATTGGTATGGACAAATTTTAAAACCAGGAGAAAATTCTTACAAAAGAAATCATGTTAATCCTAACCATACTCATAGATCTCCTGAATTCACTAGTGTTTTAGTGTTACAAGGAGAGGGAATAGCAACCTTAGAATATGATGATAATATTGATAAAGGACGTTTGTGGCATCATCCATTACAAAAACATCATTTTATTGTTTTCAACAGTAGTTTAGATTTTTTTATACATAAAAATAGAGGAGATAAGGACTTAATTTATCTAGTAGTTCATTATAAAAAGTTTTAATGAATTTAAATTATATCTATTATTATTTTACAGGTGTTTTAAAAGACGATTTTATTAATCGTGTAAGAGATATAGCAAGAGCCTCTAACGAACAAAAAGGTTCTATAGGTAGCGAAGAAGCAATGATTAAAGCGGGTAAAAAACCGACCACTAAAGATACAACCCGTTTTGAAAAACTAAGAGATTCTAATGTAGCATGGATAGACCAACAATGGTTGTATGATGCCATACATCCTTATGTTCAAGAAGCTAATGAAAAAGCAGGTTGGAATTTTGAGTGGCATTGGACTGAACCTGCTCAATATACAATTTATAGAAAAGGACAACATTATGATTGGCATCAAGATAGTTGGCCTTATGCTTATGAACCAAATAGAGGTACTTTAGCAGGAAAGGTAAGAAAATTATCTGTAACCTGTAATCTAACTGACCCTAAAGAATATAGTGGGGGAGAGTTAGAATTTTACCAACCTCAAAATCCAAAATTAAAAAAGAAATTAATTAAATGTAAAGAAATATTACCTAAAGGATCTATTATTGTATTTCCTTCTTTTATATGGCATAGAGTAACACCTGTGACAAAAGGAAAAAGAACTTCTTTAGTGATGTGGAATTTAGGAAAGCCGTTTGAATGAGTTTTGAAAAAGAAAATTATACTGTTGTTAAAAAAGCAATAACAAAAGAATTAGCTGCTTTTTTATATAATTATTTTACAATAAGAAGAATAGTAACCGATACATATTTTCAATCAGGAATGATTAATAAAGATGAAACTATGTTTGGTACTTACAATGATGAGCAAATAAATAATACATTTTCAATTTATGGGGATATCGCTTTTGATACATTACTTTTAAAATTACAAGATTTAATGCAAGAAACAACTGGATTAAGTTTATACCCTAATTATAGTTACGCAAGATTTTATAAAACAGGTGATGAATTAGAACGACATAAAGATAGATTTAGTTGTGAAATATCAACTACCTTATTTTTAGGAGGAGATAAGTGGCCTATATTTTTAGAGCCTTCTGGTAAGAAAAATAAACCAGGAAAAAAAATAGATTTAGATGTTGGAGATATGTTAATTTATAGAGGTAATATATTAGAACATTGGAGAGATCCATTTAGTGGAGCGCACTGCGCACAAGTATTTTTACATTATACTAATACAAAAACTAAGGGATCTTTAAAAAATATTTATGATGGGAGACCTCATGTAGGAGTACCACGTGATAAATTTAATAGGTAGGTTTAGTAAACATTTAGATCATATGACCTATGCATCTGAAAAACAAAAGGAAGAAGAGTTTTGGAATGTTCAAGGTATATTTAAATCAAGGACTAATCAATTATTAAAATTTGATGTAAGGTCAATGGTACGATATGAAGAAGGTTTAATAAGAGTTTTTTCATTTAAAACTCAAGCAGATAAATTTGCTTTTGAAGCAGAAAGCCAATGGATTATAATTGATGCAGAAGAATTATTAGAATATTTATATAATAATAAATTAGAAACGATTGATATAAAGGAAATACATAAAAAATTAAACTTTAACTGGTACGTAAACCTATGAATGAAATACATGATATATTTACAACTCCAATAAATAAAATTTTACTTGATCAAGATTTAAATAAAATAAGAGCTGTAATAAAAGATATTGAAAGTAAATATCCATCAGAAACTAAAAGTAATATCGGAGGTTATCAAACACCAAATATTGCTTTTAAAAAAATTAAAGAGTTTAAACCTTTAGTTCAAGATATTGAAAATCATGGAAATGCGTACGCATCTAAAATTTTAGGAATAAAAAATAAAGTTAAAAT